AGTATAAGATATATGGTACATATCCTGAGCCATCAAATATGATGTTCTTTGTATTCAATCCTATAAAACTACAATTAGATAGAGATTCTGAAAGTTATCAAGAATCACTAGAAGCAAAAAGCAAAGCAGGAAAAATATCAGCAGAAAAAAGAGCAAGACTTGTTCAACAGAGTTCAACAGAATCAACATCTGTTGAATGTGTTGATGCGTGTTCAACAGAACCAACTGATAATGTTAATGTAAATGATAATGATAGTGTAAGAGATAATGATAGTGTTATTATTAAAAGTGCTAAAGCACCAACATTCAAATCATATACTAGTCAAGACTTGATTAATGAGATAAAACCATTGATTGATAAGTACGGAAAAGATACTTGTAATGCATTCTATTCTTATTGGTCAGAACCATTATCTAATGGAAAGATGAGACTCACTGCTGAAAAAGCATGGGACACAAACAGAAGACTATCTACATGGAAGCAAAGAGAAAAGCAACCATCTAACAACTATGTCAAACAAGCACAAGTTGTATTCAATCGCAGTTCACAAGGTCAGAAGTATATTGGAGATGATGTCATTTGAGTTTGCACGTACAAAAAATCAAAATCAATACGTACAAAAAAATATTTAAAAATAATCTATAAATGTATTGCGTATTCAAATAATAGTTTTACATTTGCTCATCAATCAGTCACACATTTTTTTACTTACTTTCTAAATCAAACATTATGACATCTCAAAAAAATTTAGTAAACGAACTTTTTACTAGTGCTAATAGAGAAGAGCAAGGTGACAATCGTAGTTACTTTGTTAAGGCACTTAACAAGATTATTGCTGATGGATTTATTACTATAAGCATTCAAGAGAAGGGTCGTATTTGGACTAATCCTAAACATAAAGATTCAAATGGCAATCTTAAAAAATTTGATGTTGAGATTAAAGGATATGGTTTTACTCTTAGAGCATATTTAGGTTCCGATTTTGATGCTAAAGATGTTTTGCAAGAAGTTGGTACTTTTATTCAAAATCCATCAGTATCTGAAAAACACATTAAATCATTTGCTATTTCATCTTTAGAAGAGTGCGAATGTGAAAGATGTAATGGTAAAGGATTCATTCAACAATTTAACTACTATTGTGGTGGTATATGCTTTGAGTGTTATGGTTCAAAGTATTCAGTTAAAAAAGTCACATTAGCAGTTTAATCAATCAGGGTGGCTAACAACCACCCATTCATTTACTTAATCAAACAAATTTAAACATCATGTGGAAGTTAAACGAAAAAATTTTAAACCAAGCATCTCAAAGTGAACCTGTAATTTATAGTAGTGTAACCTTTGAAATAAGGTCGAAAATAAAGGTAGGTTCTGTAAGTAGATGGATTCAGACAGGTTGGAAGCAGTATAATGTAACTGAGAAAGGTCTTGAAAAATTGAAGTTTGAAACTTGGGAAGACCAAGAAAACAAAATTAAAGAAGAACTTTTGGACTTCTATTGGAAGAATGAAGACCAAAGATTGAACAGAGAGCATAAGATTTTAGAAAAAGCAAGAAATCAATCAGAGATATATTTCAAAGCAGATAAATTATGACAAACCCACAACAAGCACTTATAGGCATCTTGATGACAGGCGAAACACATCAAGACTTAATGCCTCAACTGAATGAGCATCTCTTCAATGAGATGCTAACTTCTAGATGTTATGCAGTAATTAAGAAAACGATTGATAAAGGTCTTACACCTAACATGGTCAACTTCTTCATGACTGCTAAAGACATTGATAAGTTCACATCTAAAGAGATAGCAGAGATTGTAACATGGACAAATAACTTAACATACAATGAACCTGTTAATGAATACATTGCTATTGTAAAAGATGAGCATATAAAGAGGTCAATAAGTAATATCATTACTGAACAATCTCTTGGTCTTGCATCTAATGTTGATGGATATACTACTGCAACATCTATCATTAAATCACTCACAAACTTGCTTGATGTCGGTTCTAACTCAGATAATATAATTGACTTATCAGAACTCACAAATGATGAACGTGAATCATACTACAGAAGAGCAGCATTGACATTATCAGGCAAGACTACAGGAATTGATACAGGATTGAAGTCACTTAATAAGTTCACAGGCGGTTTTCATCCAGAATTCATAATAATTGCAGGAAGACCAAGCATGGGAAAGACTGCTCTAGCACTATTTCATGGAATGAAGTCTAATGAAGCAGGAATTTACTTCAATCTAGAGATGAACAAATCTCAACTTTGTCAAAGATTAATACTTCAACAAGCAGGTGATTCAATAAACTCATCTAGATTAAGAGATGGAAATCTAAGTCAATCAGAACTTCATTCTTTTGAACAAACTATTGGAAGCATTGAAAAAGCACCATTCTTAATCTATGACAAAGCAAGATGCGGTGTACATGAAGCAATAAGAGTGATGAAGAAAGAACACAGAAAAGGTAGATGCAAATGGGCCATCATTGACTATCTGCAATTGATGACTATTGAAGGATTTAAAGGCGGTAATCGTGAAGCAGAAGTTGCAGAAATAAGTAGAACTTTAAAAGCAGCACAAAAAGAACTTGGAATACCAATCATTGCACTTGCTCAATTGAGTCGTGAAGTAGAAAAGAGACCAGACAAAAAACCAATTCTATCTGACTTAAGAGAATCAGGTTCATTAGAACAAGATGCAGACTCAGTTGCTTTTGTTTGGAGACCTGCATACTATGGATTGAGTGATGAAAATGATACACCATACACAAATCACATATTCTATCTATTTGAGAAACATCGTCAAGGTGCAACAGGTGTAGTTGAATTCAGACATTCTATCAACATGACAAACTTTAATGATGTCACAACACATGATGTTGGAAGCACATTTCTACCACAATCTAATGATTTACGAAAATATACTGACAATGACTGGAACAAGCAAGAACACACTCCATTCTGAGTATGTAAACTATCTATCAAAGCATCAAACAGAGCCGTTTGTAATGCTTGATGAAATGAATCTAACATATGAGCAGTTTGAAGAACTATTCAATAACTCATATGCATTTCAAGAAATGTGGAGACTAGAATGCATCTTATCATACTATGAGATAAGAAGTGGAAAATGTGAATTTGCAAAAGTCTATCATGGTAAAATATTCTGTACTAACAAACAATGTAGCATAAAATGAAAATAGAACTTAAACACAAAATATTAAATGATGAGTACACAGAATATGTGTATAATGCATATGATATTCAAAATCAAGAAGAGAGTGTTGTATCAATTGAAAACAATATCAGACTAGACTTTGAATGGAGCATTGGAGTCATCTACGGCGGTAGTGGAACAGGAAAGTCAACACTACTAAAATCATTCGGTGAGATAGCATCACCTGTATTTGATAATCAAAAAAGTTTGATATCAAACTTTGATTGGATGACACCAGAAGAAGCAGCACATCTACTTAGTGCAATGGGTTTGGCATCAATACCATGTTGGTTGAGACCTCATGCAACATTAAGCAATGGAGAACAATATCGTGCTAATCTAGCATATTGTGTTGCAAAAGCAAAAGACAATGAAGTTATACTGATTGATGAGTATACTAGTGTTGTTGATAGAGATGTTGCAAAAGCAATGAGTAATGCATTGCAGAAGTATATCAGAAGAGAGAAAAAGAAAATCATACTAGCAAGTTGTCATTTTGATATCATGGAATGGTTAAATCCAGATTGGATATATAGCCCAAATAAGAGGCGGGTCGAAAGACCTGAGTTTGTCAGGCAATCGAGACCAAAAATCCAGTTGGAGATATTTCGATGTAGATATGAAACTTGGCGCATATTCAAACATCATCATTATCTAAATCACAATCTGAATCCTGCTGCAATTAGTTATGTAGTTATATGGAATGATAAACCTGTAGCATTTATTGCTATACTACCATTTCCGGGTGTTGGTGATGCTAAAACTAGACGAATAAGCAGAATAGTCACACTACCGGATTATCAAGGTTTAGGCATAGGTAAATCACTTATTGATTATTTCTCATCATTGTACATGAAAATAGAAAGTCAGATGTACATCAGAACAATTAATCCAGCATTAGGAATCTCACTCACAAAAGATAAAGAGAATTGGCAACCAACATTATCAAATCTCAAAGCAGATTTTGCAAATGATACAAGCGGAAGAAAGTTATTGAATAGACCAAGTTACTCATTCAAGTACATCGGTAAAAAATCAACAGATAGTGAAGATGTAATAATATTTAATGCAGATGCTTGGAAAGATGTATCACAAAATCAATTATCATTATTTTAATCAATCAGAACGTATAACATAATCATATAATCACTATATTTGTTGACTATGAAACAGATTAAGAAAGAAAACAGAGGTGGTAAACGTGCAGGTGCAGGTCATCCATTTAAGTATGGTGAAAAGACAATAAATATCACATTTCGCATACCAACATCACACAAGAGTATTATCAAAGCACTAGTCAAAGAATATCTTGATAAAGTGAGTGCTGAATACAAATCAAACAAATCAACTAAATCTGAACACTATGGCTGCTGAACAAACATCAATTGAACTAATCTTTGAAAAACAAAACGAACTTAACATAGATGATTTTAATCTATGGCTCACATCTAACTATGAAGAGTTAAAATCTCAACATAAGATGGAAGTGATGGGTGCTTATGAATGTGGACTTGAAGATTCAGAGACTGAAAGATATGCACCAAGAGCATCTTTAAACTTCTATAATGAGTTCTATGGATAGCAATCTATTACTTATACCTTGTGCAATTGAATCAGTTGCAACAAGAAGAGACAAGACATTAAAGATAGTGATAGGAACTCAAGAACTAGCACCAGCAAAAGCAGCAGAGTTATTCAATCAATGGACATCGGGTGTTGGTATGATGGCATTTAAAGGTGAATCATTCAACTACAATGATGAAGAACTGCTCAAGTCAATCAAGATAGATGCAGAAGAGATGGGAAACAAGACACCAAGTCAGAGATTGCGTTCATGCTTGTATGTATTGTTTGAACGCAACTCAGAAGGTCAT